TTACATTGCCTCCAATTCTTTCTTGAGCTTCTTAAGCTCGGTATTCATTTGCATCTGTTTATTAAGCTGTTTTTCTTTTCGGATTTTCGCTTGCAATGTTGCTATCTGTTTTTGCAGCGCCTGCTTCTGTTCATCTCGTGCAACAGACTCTTTTAGACTTTCACCGGCAGCTTCAGTCTTTAACTTATCTCCGGCTATCTGACGCACGAAGTTTTCATAAACTGCATCAACATTTAATCCTTCCAGTTTTAATGGCAGCTCGTCCTCAGCTAGCCATTCTGTGTGGTAATATCCGTTTACTTTAAATGCTTTATTACCAGATGCTACAGCCTCTTTATATCCAATCCAAGCTTGATACTTTCCTTGATACTCCAGCAAGAACAGAATGTGATATGGGATTTCCTTATCAATCTGTCTTAACAGACTATCATCGAGTACTGGACTGCTTAATCGAACCTCAAACACCTCCAGCTCCGTTACATCGGTTCCTGCAGCAAGATTCGTTGTAGATGCTGCAATTTTATTTTTCCAATAGATAATTCTGACCTGCTCAACGAATATCTTTTTTAATGCAGGTGAGATATCCATATTTTCATAGAATTTCTGCTTTGGAATCCTCTTATTGAATTCCGTTGTTTTTGGCAATCCTATCATCGTTCGCCCTCCGTTTATTTAACAACCAAGAAACAGATGAGTTCAAAGTCATCCAATCCTGAAACTGCAGACATCAATGCTGATGTACCGCCAGCAGAGAACAGACTGTCAATATCACTTTCTTCCTTGCAGTCAATGATTGAGTTGATTGCTTCACTAAGAAGCTCTGACATCTCAGTCATATCCTTACCATCATCTGTTTCTTCATTAAAGCGCTGGCACAGCTCCTTGATAGGTTCTTTCCTTCCACGACAAAGAAGTCTGATATCATCCAGCATCTTCTTTGGATTCAAGTAGTCACAGATGACTTCACCATCAATTCCGATATAAACCATATAGAACGGATGGATTCTGTTCTGGTTATCTATATTCACACTGTTGTTAATATTTTTAAGAATGAATACTACGCCCTCTGGCAGCTCATCGGTTGCAGGTACGACAGCATGCATTCCCTTTGGCTTCTTATCCAAGTCGCCATGATTCTTTACATATTCAAGAAGGTCTAATCTAAACTCGTTCAGACCTAAATCCATGATAGAAATACCACTGGACATATCTTCAATATCGACTACTTCTTCCTGCAGACGTTTAAGCTGTTGTTTACGATATTCAAGGTCACCCTTTTCCTCTGGATTGATAAGGTCATCATCACCGGTAGAGGTCATAACAGAAATCTTCATTCTTGTTTCTACTCGGCCCTTAAGATTGATGTATTCATCCAAGTCCATATCTGGCCAGAAGTTAACAAGCTGAATCTGTGAGTTTCTACTACCGATACGGTCTACTCGACCAAAACGCTGAATAATACGCACAGGGTTCCAGTGGATATCGTAGTTTACAAGATAGTCGCAATCCTGAAGGTTCTGACCTTCTGAAATACAGTCTGTAGCAATCAATACATCAATTTCAGTTTTACTTCCCGGCATCAAAACATCTCTGCCTTTTGAAATTGGTGAGAAGCACGTAAGCACATTATTAAGTGTAGCTCTGAATCCTTTAATGGTAGTTTTTCCATCAATTGAGCCTGTAATAACTGCTGTATCCAATCCATACTTCTTTTTGATATATGTACTAACATTGTCATAAAGATAATCTGCAGTATCCGAGAAAGCAGAGAAAATTAAAACTTTCTTGTTACCCGGATTGATTGGATTCTCGATTTTCTCAGAAACTAACTTCAATAATTCCTGAAGTTTACTGTCATGCTCCGGAGTAATATCCGCAACCATCAAAGTCAGCAATTCAAGAACATCTGCATCTGCTTTTAATTCTGTACGCCATGACTTATAATCCATATCAGCCAGCTCGATTTTTACCTTCTTACCGACTGTAAAGTATTCTGTATTACCATCATCCATATCAAACTCTGAATCAGATGCTTCATACATATCAATGTCTGCAGCACCGTACTTTTCAAAATCATCAATAGCCTTTATAGTACTTTCAATCAAAGTTTTAATTCTTTTAAGCGTAAGCTGGAATGAATTAACTGAACTTTCCAGACGCTTTAAGAGGTTGATGCTCATCAATCTTCTGATACCTTCTTCACGACCTGTCTGCGTAAGGTTGTCACCCTTATTATGAGTAAGGTCGATATACTTCTGCATCTTGCTAGGGAAGATGTAGTTTGAAGGCGTATAGATGCACAATGTGAGCAGCATCAACTGTTCATATATTTCATTGTAGTTGATAGCTGAATTCAGGTCAGTTAACTGAGGTCTACGTGAAATAGGCTTCTTTCTCTCAGGGAACTTTCCAATCTCAGCTGTATCATAATATTTCTCGATATGCTTTCTTGAACGAGCAATCGTAACACTATCGAGTAATTCAAAGAAATCAAAATCAAGCGTTCTAAGAAGCGCATCTGTTGTTCTTGCTTCCGGTTCCAATTTGCTCCATGTATTAAAAGCTCTCTGGGCTTGTTTGAAGATTTCTTCAATTGTCTTTGTTGTATTCAGCTGCTTATTCATGTTTTCAGAATCGCCTTCATAGGCGATAGCAAGCTGATTCTTTAAGTCAACAAATCTATTGTTTACCGGAGTTGCAGACAGCATTAAAACTTTAGTCTTAACACCAGCTCTGATGATTTTATCCATCAACTTCACATATCGGTTCTCATGAGTGTTCGCATGGGTACCTGCACCATTACGGAAGTTATGAGATTCATCAATTACAACAAGGTCATAGTTACCCCAGTTCAATCTGTCTAAGTCCAGACCATTTGAGAAACCGTGCGCTCTTGATAAATCTGTATGGAACAGAACATCGTAGTTAAGTCGGTCTGCTGCAATCGGATTATTTACATAGTTATCTTTATAAGTGTTCCAGTTTTCAGCTAGCTTCTTAGGGCAGAGAACAAGAACGCTTTTATTTCTGTTTTCGTAATATTTCACTACTGCAAGTGCAGTGAAGGTTTTACCGAGACCAACGCTATCTGCAAGGATGCATCCGTTGTAGCGTTCAAGCTTATTAATAATGGCCAGCACAGCATCTCTCTGGAAGTCGTATAAAAGGCTCCAGATTTTACTCTGTTTGAAGCCTGTAGCTTCATTAGGTAATTCATCCTCTGAAATATCATCTAAGAATTCACTGAACACATGATACAAAGTCATGAAATAAATAAATTCCGGTGAATTCTCATTGTAGGCAGTAGTGATATTTTCAATAACCACATCTGTTACATCCTGCAACTTATCATGGTCATTCCAGAGTGTTTCAAAAAGCTGCATATAGGAAGCAGAAAAAGGCGCTTCAAAACGGTTAACCATGTTGTAGCTGTTATTACCACGTTCGCAACCAATATCGACAGTGGTAAAACCATTCATTGGCATATAAGCGACCTGCTGCTGTTTATTTGCTACAGTAACAAATCCTCCCATGTTCTCACCGGTTGTATTTGATTTGAAGGTAGCTTTACGTTTTATCCATTCAGCACATTCTTTTGCGATTGCTTTCTGGGTCATCTCATTTCTAAGCTTTAATTCAAATTCTGTACCATAAAGACTGCTCTCACGGTTCAACCTTGGAATATAGAATTCTCGTTTCTGCTTCTCAGCTTTTTCTGTAACGAAGGTTGGAGAAGTGAAAATAAAACGACATTCATCCACTGACTCCAGCTGCTTTTTTAATTCTTTGTAGGCATACATGGAAAAGCAAGCTGCAGCAATTGATACCTTACTGCCCTTACTGATAGTAGATGCCATATCGTCACGGACTATTTCCGTAACGTTATCAAATACTTTCACTTCCATTCATTCCATCTCCTTGACTCGGCATGAAAAATCATGCTCATTGACATTCTCGACTGTCTATACAGTCATCCCATTTTATTCTAATCTTACAGGTGTCCTTTTATTTGGACTCTGCTGAATCATCGGTTGTATCATCTGGTACAACCTCAACAATATCTGCTATATCGCAGTTCAAATACTCGCAAATCTTAAGGAGCACATCAGTTGTAATATTGGCTCCCTTGCCGAGCTTCGCAATTGAAGCTGAACTGATTCCTGCTTTTTTAGCGAACTCAGTTTTCTTCATATCTTGTTCTACAAGTTTTACCCATAATTTTTTATATGAAAGTTTCATTCTGTCTCCTTTGGGAGGTCTTTCCTCCAGCTTGGCATAAATCCGTAGACGTGACTGTCTTTCTCGTCTTTATGATACGTAGTTACCTTTGCTCCAGCAGCCTGCAAATCTATATCCGGCATAACATTTAAGTTGTCCACAATAATGACTTGGCCTTCTCCTTTATGGTTGATGAAGTATTGATATAATCCATTCTTTAATGTTGCCCCTTGGATTCCATCCTCGTTTTCATCAAATCCCAGAAGCGGTGTATCTATCATCAGAATCCCCGGTTTGATGAACACCTCATCAGAATTAAAGTATTCATAGAGCATTAAAGCGATAACTGAATTCAGGAAAGAACGATATCCCTTACCTTGGTCTTCTTCTTTCGATACACCATCCATTAAAATATCAAAAGTTTTAAAATCCCAGCTTGCGTATCCTGCACGATAATTGCACTCTTTCAAAATCTTGTTTAACAACTCATTGAATTCAGTTCCGACCAACTCTTCAAATTCCTTCTTTGCGTGATACAGAGGAGGATTCTTTTTCTTTTGTAATTCAGATACCTTCTTCTGACCCAGTGTCTGTAACTGCTCATTTACAAAATCAATACCTGATTGTAGTTTTGTGTAATCTCTATAGCGCTGAAGATTAGTTCTGTAGTCATTTATCTTCAATGTTCTTTCAGCAATAGCTTCTGAAATTTCAGCTCTGCGGCTGGATAACTCAGATATATTTTTACTGATGCCTGCCTGTTCTTCTCGAACACTATTTTCTGTAGCAGCAATGACTGCAAGCTCTGAAACGATTCTCTTGGTTTCTGCTTGTATAGCTGCATCATAACTTTCATCGTGACTTTCAACAGGGCCGCCACAAAATGGACAAACATCATTAGCAGGTAATCCTTTTACGGCTTTTTCACCTTTTGCAATAAAATCAAGACGTTGTAAATCTGCTTTGTACTGGCTAGTCAAAGATTTATATCTATCAATCAAAACTCTGCAATTAGCATCTTCCTGTTGATATTCAGAAATCTGTCTAATAACTGCAGCATTCTCTTCCATCAGCTCTGACATTTCTTGCTGAAGTGTAGAAATTCCCTCTGTCAGTTCCTGCATCTGTTTATCAACATCTACACCAGCAAGTTCTTCCAGCTGCATGATGTAGCTAACTTTTTTATCTGACAAAGCAGCAACCTGTTCCTCAATGTAAGAAACCACAGCTTTTTTCTTCTCATTTGCTACTTCCGGTTTAAGTATTTCTTCTACGCCTTTTTTATAATCACCGGTCAAAAGAAAATACAATGAAGCAATTAGGGCTGTTTCATAGGTTGAATCTTTTATCACCAATGAAGTTGATTTATCTATCTCATCCTCATCAGCAAAGAACACATTTGCAATATTAGTCCACGAAATACGTTCACGGGCATATCGAGAATTTTTAGGAACCTTTATAGTTTCATCCAATCCGATTATTCTGAGCCATAAATCATTTAAATATAACGGCCCTTTTCCTTTATAATTCGTGTCGTAAATGCCATCTTCAACTTCTGGATTGTTACAAATGACCTCAGCCTGAGTATCATTTAGTTTTCTTTTTATAGTTATATCGCCATAACGGTCTTTAACGAATACACCTTCAATATCAGAATATCCTGTCAAAGGTGAAAACGGATTCTTGTCTGAGCTGAAAAGGTAATAAATACATTTCAATATCCAAGTTTTACCTGTATTTGACCTTCCTTGGATAACGTTCAATCCGTCAGCAAATTCAATAAATCCATCTATCTTTCCGACTCCAGATACTCGGAGCTGTTTTATTCTAAAAGACTGCATCCTCATACCTCCTTCGATTCTGTAGCCAGTTTGCTTATGTATTTTAGAACTGCTTCATCTGTATAGTTTGCAAATTTTCTGCAGACAATTTTCGCCCCTATTGCATAAGCCTTACTATATGGTGATTGGATACCAGCGACGATTTCCTTGCCTCTATCATTTAAGGAATAAACTAAGCCATCATCACTTTTACCAACAGTTACATAGTCATTCTTAACCGAGAGCTTTATTGCCTCGGTTATTTTTTCTCTTTTGTTCGTAAACTCAGCAAAGCCGAATTCGTTATCACCATGTAGATTCTTATCGAGTACCTTGCACTTCTTCCCATAAATACATATGAAATCCAGCGCGGTAAGCCTATCAGAGTTTGCTGGCTTAGCAAGGACGCTCATCAGAACAAGAACTCGGAGCATATTTTCAAAGGTAGTATTAAACACTCTATTCTTCATAAGGGTCTACCCACGATTTAATCGTCTCATCGTTCACCAATATGTGAACAATTCCGAGCCTTTCTAAATTTCCTATCAGATTCTTGATAAGCATTAGTTTTGATTTGGTCAACTGAATATCAGAAACCTTTTTTAATACTTCCAATAATCTTCTATATCCAGTGTCATAATCATCGTAATATGTAGTTTTTATTCCGAAGAATGCGTCTTCCTTAAGTATATCAAACTGATTTTCACCATCTTCATACACCTCACTAATAGAGCGCTGAATACTTTCTGCACTCAAATATGCCTTTCGCTGGTCATAGAAATTTGCTTGGTATTTACGAGGAAGATTAGGAATATCATCAACAGTCACTTCATCTCTAGATAATGCCTCTGCGTAAGCATTACACAGGGCTGATATGTAACCTGATTCAAACTCATATATTTGTGATTCGTCTAATTGAATAGGAAGCTCAATAGTCTCACCATCAATAATCAACTTACCATCTTCAAAGTAGATTCTATTTTCTGCAAGATTTTTGATACTAGGTCTTGGTTCATGAATCGTAAGCTGAATATCAACATCACGGATTCCTTTAGCTAATCCATGAAAAATTTGACTCATAATATCCTGCATTGCTGAGCCGAGTTCATCTATTTCAACTGTAATACCTCTACGAGCTAAGAATGTTTGTAGATGGTCTTTATCAGCATCATAGAGATTATCAATTTCTTCTGCAAAATCAGCACCATCGTACCTGCTACAAATTAATCCGGCTCTAGTTTTTGAAATAAATTTTTTACCTTCATAAATCTGGTCTTGCATGTTTAAGGACAATTCAGCCACTGGATTGAACTTATCATCCAAGGCCATTTTTTCTTCTTCGTCAGTCATCGGTTCACGTAATGTGTCTCCAACAAGCTGCACGACAAAAATCCCACCGCGCTCAGACGGTGCCATATATGTCTTTAATTCTTCAGCTATTTCATGAAAAAACACTACGTCATACCTCCTTTGACCTTTTAGGTCAAACCGCAGTCAGCCACGGTCAAACTTCAAAAATCCAGATTTTCTATAATGGAATCATACTTGAATGAGGTGCAAAAGCACATTTGATACTATAACACATTTTTTCGCGTTTTTCAATCTTCTGCGAGCAATCGTTCATAATTTATTTACGAACGCAAAGAAATTCTTTCCTGCTCATCGAGAGATAAAAGCACGAAAGTCCCGGACAAGACGTTAAACTGTCTGGCTCAACTATCAATTCACCATCTTCGTGGCCACGTGGTGTGTTTGCAATTGATAGAAAGGTCTCACAAGTAAATACAGTGCCAGCTTAGCAAACGAGCTGGTCACCAGAAACAAAGCGGAGCTATCCACATGAGGTGACCAACTATGAATATTAATACTGGCAGCCATGCTTCTTTACTCCGCTTGGAAATTCAAGCCAACGGAGGTAAAAGACATGGCAAACAAAGACAATCAGAGTCAAAGATTCATCTACATTCGTTCACTCAAGGAGAAGGTTCCTTGTACTGAACAGCAATTTCAGGAATTCTATCGTGAAGCAACTCGCATCCGTAAGAAGGAACAGTACTACCATCGCTGCAAGTGCCCTAAGCAGTTTATCTGGGCCTGTGATGGTGATTGTGAGAACTGTGAACATCATTTAGGTTATGGGCTTCTTTCTCTTGATGCTCCTAACACTGAGGATGGCAGCACCCTTCTTGAATCAGAAGAGCTTGCTACTCCTGACATAATGGAAGAAGTCATCAGCGACAGAATCTTATTAGAACAACTCTTCCAGCGTTTAAGAGAGCTTGACCCGGACGCGGACAAGATTATCGAATACTGGAAAGACGACTGCTCTATCTCCGACAGAGAAATCGCTAAACGCTTAGGTCGTAAACAGCGTACCTTTGCTGACCAGATGAAGAAAATCAGAACCGAACTTCATAAGGTTCGCGGCTACTAATATATAGGTAGCAACTCATCCCTCTGACCGTCCATCAAAAGATAGTCAGAGGGATTTTAACTTTTTTCAAAATTTCTCCGCTCAAATCGTCGCGCTCTCTCCAGTGGGAAAGTGTAAGGCACGAAACAACAAACCTTGCAACTAACACAGATGGGAGGTGACGACGATGAGAGAACACTACTTCGATTCCGGTGGTACCGACGCTGAAGTGATTGCAGTACTTAAAGCAATCAGTCAGGTATCAGCAAGAATGGCGAGAAATATGACAATCCTCGCAAAGCAAAGACAATCTAAGGAAGGAGAAATTCACCATGAGCAAAATGAGCGATATGGCTATGACTATCGAAGAGTTACGCAATGCAGCCGCTGCTATTAATGAAGCAGCCAATTGGTTAGCTGCACAGTTTAGCTCAGATGCTGATGCGACTCCGGTAGCAGAAGCAAAAACAGAAAAGAAACCGGAACTTACATTAGAAGAGGTACGTGCTGTCTTAGCAGAAAAGTCTCGTGCAGGACATACAGCTGCTATCCGTACTCTGCTTCAGAAATATGGAGCTAAGAAGTTATCCGGTGTAGACCCTAAACACTATGAAGCCTTGTTAAAGGATGCGGAGGAACTGGATAATGGCAAGTAAAGCACATGCGGTCTTATCCGCTTCAGCATCACATCGCTGGCTTCACTGTCCACCTTCAGCAAGGTTATGTGAAACCTATGAAGACAAAGGTAGCGACTATGCTGCCGAAGGTACTGATGCTCATGAGCTTTGCGAGTACAAGCTTCGTAAAGCCTTAAACATGAAAGCTTCAGACCCTACTGAAAACTTAACATGGTACAGCGAGGAAATGGATGACTGCGCTAATGGCTATGCATCCTACATCCTTGAACAGGTAGAAGCCGCGAAAGAAACCTGCGCAGACCCTGTAGTCTTAATTGAACAGAGAGTTGATTTCTCACGCTGGGTTGAACAGGGATTTGGAACTGCCGACTGCATCATCATCGCAGATGGTACTCTTCGCATCATTGATTACAAGCACGGGCTTGGTGTTCTTGTATCAGCTGAAGATAACCCACAGATGAAATGCTATGCACTTGGCGCTCTGGAATTGTTCGATGACATCTATGACATTGATAACGTCAGCATGACCATCTATCAGCCTCGTCGTCAGAACATCTCTACCTATGAATTAAGCAAAGAAGATTTATACGCTTGGGCCGATGAAGTGTTGAAGCCTACTGCAGAACTTGCCTTTGCCGGTGATGGTAACTTCCTTTGTGGAGAATGGTGTGGTTTCTGTAAAGCCAAACATGAATGTCGCGCCAGAGCTGAAGCTAATCTTCTGCTTGCACAGCATGATTTCAAGCTTCCACCACTGTTGGAGGACACAGAAATTGAAGTCATCTTATCCCGTGTGGATGAGCTTGTTGCATGGGCATCCGACATCAAGGAATACGCTCTTCAGCAGGCAATCAGTGGTAAGGAATGGACTGGCTGGAAGTTAGTCGAAGGTCGTTCTAACCGCAAGTACTCAAATGAAGCTGCAGTAATTGAAGCAGTCACAGATGCTGGATTTGACCCTTATGAAAAGAAGCTCCTTGGCATCACTGCCATACAGAAGCTTTTAGGTAAATCTCGCTTCGATGAACTACTTGCAGCCTACATCGAAAAGCCGCAAGGCAAACCAACTCTCGTACCGGAAAGCGATAAGCGTCCGGCTATGAACAACGCAAAATCTGATTTTATGGAGGAAAATTAAATGAACAAGAATGTAAAAGTATCTAATCCTATGAAGGTAATCACTGGCCCTGACACTCGTTGGTCTTATGCTAACGTATGGGAGCCTAAGTCAATCAATGGAGGTACACCTAAGTACAGCGTATCTCTTATCATCCCTAAGTCTGACACAAAGACTGTTGCCAAGATTAAAGCTGCTATCGAAGCTGCCTACAAGGAAGGTGAAAGCAAGCTAAAGGGCAACGGTAAGTCTGTTCCTGCTCTTTCTGTCATCAAGACTCCGCTTCGTGATGGTGACTTTGAAAGGCCTGATGATACAGCATATGCGAATGCATACTTCGTCAATGCCAACGCTACATCTGCACCGGGTATCGTAGATGCAGACCGTAATCCTATCCTTACTCGCTCTGAAGTTTATTCTGGTGTATATGGTCGTGCCAGCATCAGCTTCTACGCTTTCAACAGCTCTGGTAATAAGGGAATCGCCTGCGGTCTTAACAACTTACAGAAGATTCGCGATGGTGAGCCTCTTGGTGGTAAAGCAAGTGCTGAGTCTGATTTCGCATCTGATGAAGATGACGATTTCCTTGATTAATGGAGGTGCCGATTATGGAAATGATTGAAGCTATCCTTATCATCATCCTTCTTTCTATCTGGCTTGTATTTAGCGTGGTATTCCTTATCACTGCTATCCAGAACTTCATCAATGACCGCAAGCGTGAACAGCGCGAAGCTGACAAGGACAAGCGAGACCTTGAATATCACGAAGCTCGTATGAAGGAATACAGAAAATAAACACTCAACCGGAGGTGGCACCCAGTCATCTCCGGGATTATGAAAACGAGGTGACAATCAATGGATAATATGATTAATATTGCAAACCAGATTATTGTTTACTCCGTCTGTTACACTCTTATCTTCGTGGCTTATGGATATGTGTTCTATCACATATTCAAGTTCATCACACAGATTGTAATCTATGCATATAAGAAGCTTGCAGCTGACTGGCGTAAATGGCGCTCTGGTAAATAACATCAAGCAGGCGGCAGGAAGGAACACAACCTCTCTGCCGCTTGTGTTATAGAAAGGACAAGCTAATGAAAACATTAAGTATTGATATCGAGACTTACAGTGATGTACAGCTTCCAAAGACTGGTGTGTATCGTTACTGCGAGTCCGATAATTTTGAAATATTACTCTTCGCCTACAGTGTCGATAGTCAGCCTGTTCAGGTGGTTGACTTAGCCTGTGGTGAAACAATCCCGGTGGAGATACTTGGCGCACTTGAAGATGATACTGTCATCAAATGGGCCTTCAATGCAGCATTTGAACGTATCTGTCTTTCGAGATTTCTTGGTTATCCTACTGGGACTTATCTATCTCCTGAAAGCTGGCGCTGTTCTATGATATGGGCTGCCACAATGGGACTGCCTTTATCTCTGGAAGGTGTCGGCGCTGTGTTAGGTCTTGAAAAGCAGAAACTAACAGAGGGAAAAGACCTCATCAAATATTTCTGTCAGCCTTGTGCTGCAACCAAGGCTAATGGTGGTAGAACAAGGAATCGCCCTTTTCACGCACCAGATAAATGGGAAGCCTTCAAGCGTTATAACATCCGAGATGTAGAAACTGAGATGGGTATCCAACACAAGCTTCGTAAGTTCCCGGTACCTGATGAAGTCTGGGAGGAATACCATATCGACCAAGAAATCAACGACCGTGGTGTCAGACTTGATATGGAATTGGTGCAGCAGGCAATTGCAATGGATACACGTTCACGTGAAGAGTTAACCGCTGCTATGAAAGATATGACTGCACTTGAAAATCCAAACTCCGTCCAGCAGATGAAACAATGGTTATCAGATAATGGCATCGAAACAGATAGTCTTGATAAGAAAGCTGTGGCTGAATTATTAAAGGATGCACCGGATAATCTTGCCGATGTACTTACCCTTCGCCAGCAGCTTGCAAAATCATCCGTGCGTAAATATCAGGCAATGGAAAAGACTGTCTGCAATGATGGTCGTGCTCGTGGGATGTTCCAATTCTATGGAGCTAACAGAACCGGTAGATTCTCCGGTCGTAATATCCAGTTGCAGAACCTTCCACAAAACCACCTACCTGATTTATCAGAAGCAAGAAGTCTTGTAAGAAGCGGTAATTTTGATGGCGTTGAACTCTTATATGAAGATGTGCCTGATACTTTATCTCAGCTTATCAGAACCGCATTTATACCAAGAGAAAATGCTTTATTCTACGTTGCTGACTTCTCTGCTATTGAAGCACGTGTTATCGCATGGTTTACAGGCGAATCTTGGAGGCAGCAGGTCTTTGAAAAAGGTGGCGACATCTACTGCGCTTCTGCATCTCAGATGTTTAAGGTTCCAGTTGAAAAGCATGGAATCAATGGTCACTTACGTCAAAAAGGTAAGATTGCAGAATTAGCACTTGGCTATGGAGGCAGTGTCGGTGCCTTGAAAGCAATGGGTGCTCTTGATATGGGACTTAGCGAAGATGAACTTCCTGCTCTAGTGGATGCATGGAGACAAGCCAACCCTCGTATCGTTGAATTCTGGTGGGCAGTCGACAGTGCTGTTTTGGAAGCAGTCAAATATAAACATACCACAACAGATTATGGTCTGACCTTCTCTTGCAAAAGCGGTATGCTGTTCATCACCCTTCCTTCCGGCAGAAAGCTCGCTTACGTGAAACCGAAAATCGGAACCAATAAGTTCGGCGGTTCCTGCATCACCTATGAAGGAGTTGGTGGCACTAAGAAATGGGAACGTCTTGATTCCTATGGGCCAAAGTTCGTAGAGAATATTGTGCAGGCAACTGCGCGTGATATTTTGTGCTATGCCATGAAAACACTACGCTGTTGTTCCATTGTGATGCATATCCATGATGAGCTTGTTATTGAAGCTGACCCGAAGGTATCTCTTGATACTATCTGTGAACAGATGGGCCGAACACCGCCTTGGGCTAAAGGCTTACTTCTTCGTGCTGACGGATACACCACACCCTTTTACAAAAAAGATTAAATAATTCCGCTCAAATCGAGCGTTCATCTCCAGTGGGAAATTAGAGGTGGACGCTCTTTTTATGTCTGCCGGAAAGGAGGACTCTGGTATGAGCATCAGTAAATACAACAGCGAAGGTTATCCTGACCCAACTGCACATAATGCATTGGAGATTATTGAACAGGAAGAACATGCCCTTCGCGCTTTCAGACCTATCGTCTATATCTGTTCACCCTATGCAGGTGACATTGAAGCAAACGTAGCTGCTGCAAGACGATACAGTCGCTTCGCAGTGGATGCCGGATATATTCCGATAGCTCCACATTTGCTTTTCCCACAATTCCTTGATGATGCAAATCCAAAAGAACGTGAGCTTGGCTTGTTCTTCGGAAACGCTCTGATGAGTAAATGCTCTGAAGTCTGGGTATTCGGCAGTCGCATCTCAGAAGGAATGAAAGCAGAAATCAACCGCGCCAAGTGGAAAAACTACCGCTTGCGCTATTTCACAGAAGAATGTCAGGAGGTTTAAGACTATGTATGAAATTAGAGAAAACAGACGCAGATTAAAAGATGGAACAGAAATTACTACTTACACACGCGATATCTACAGCTGCAACATTTTAGAAGTTGAAGCAGGCTCTACCGGTTATATGGGAGGCGATACAGGTCATGGTGGTCGCACCTACTTCCGCATCAAAGATGAAGGTTGTACCGATATGGATGTTCGTGTTATGCGTGACCGCTTTGGTGATACAGAAGGCTTCGAGGTTATGCTTGGTGGAGATTGCGAACTTGAAACCATGATTCGTGCTTTGAAGTTCATCACTAAGGTTCTGGAAGATTCTGCAGAGGAGGTATACGACTAATGTTTACTATCTATAGCGCAGATGTTACTGGCAATCCGGGTAACTGTTCCTACCCTCACAAGACCATTGTCTTAGATGAAGCCAGTCTTAAAACAGCAATCAGCCATGACTATGTATGTGCTGAATATAAAAACAACTATCGTAATGGAGATAACTTCATCGGCAGCGATTGCTTACCTGTAGATTGTGATAATGACCACTCTGAAAATCCTGATGATTGGGTAACACCTGAAGATGTCATGCAGGCGTTTCCGGGTGTAACATTCGCAGTCTACTTCAGTCGTTTCAATAACAAAGAGAAGAATGGTAAACCTGCCAGACCAAAGTTCCATGTATTATTTCCAATCGATTATGTATCCGATGCTACGCTCTACAGCGATATGAAGAAGCTGGTAAATTCTATCTTTCCTTACTTCGATACGCAGGCACTGGACGCGGCTCGTTTCTTCTTTGGAACTGCTGCCGCTGAGGTTGCTTTGTATCCGGGACGTATGAATTTAACAGAGTTTCTGGACGAAGACTTATTCGATGAGGATATGGAAGATGGTCAGTATGATGGCTCGGTCATCCCAGAAGGAAGTCGTAATGCAACCATGTCCAGATTCGCCGGTCGTGTCATCAAGAAATATGGTGATGGCGATAAAGCATATCAGGCCTTCCTTGAAGAAGCAGCTAAGTGTGTGCCACCGCTTGATAACAGTGAATTAGCTACTATCTGGCATAGCGCACAGAGATTCTTCGCTCGCGTGGCTCAGCAGGATGGATATGTTGCTCCCGAAGTATATAACGACCCTTCTTGTTATAAACCGGAGGATTATTCCGATGTTGGTCAGGCTGAGGTGTTAGCAAAATACTTCTCAAATGAACTTCGCTACTCTCCGGCTACACACTTTATTCGTTACTCTGACCACTACTGGCAGGAAAGCGAACCCGGCGCACAGGCTGTGGCACATGAGCTTACCCGTCGTCAGATGAAGGAAGCCAATAACGATTTGATGGAAGCACTCGACAAAATGAAAAACTGTGGTGCTCAGAATATCCTTGATAGCACATCTAAGTCCAAGGCTGAACAGCTTATGAACGAAGAACAGCTGCAGGTATATCAGGAGTATCTTGCAGCCAAGGCATATTTGAACTTTGCCATTAAACGTCGTGATTCTAAGAATATCACTTCGACCTTAAAGGAATCGCATCCGATGCTTGAGATTTCACCAAGAGACTTAGATGCAGATTGCTTCGCCCTTTGTACACCGGAAGCTACTTACGACCTTAGAAAAGGTATCGCCGGAGCACGTGAACATTCTGCCGAAGACTTTATTACCAAAATCACATCGGTATCTCCAAGCCAAAAAGGTATGCCTATATGGTTGGATAGCTTGAATCTTATCTTCCAGCACAATCAGGAGCTTATTGATTACGTTCAGATGATTTGTGGTCTTGCTGCTATCGGCAAAGTATATGTAGAAGCACTCATCATTGCCTATGGTGATGGTCGTAATGGTAAGTCTACCTTCTGGAATGCCATCTCTCGTGTACTTGGACTTTATTCCGGTAACATCTCTGCAGACACCTTAACGGTTGGATGCCGCAGAAACATTAAACCTGAGATGGCCGAGGTTAAAGGAAAAAGACTTCTTATCGCTGCGGAAATGCAGGAAGGTGCTAGACTGAACGACTCCACTGTCAAGCAGCTCTGTTCTACTGATGATGTATTTGCAGAAAAGAAGTATAAAGACCCCTTCTCGTTCAAGCCTTGTCACACGCTGGTACTTTACACAAATCACTTACCTCGTGTATCCGCATCCGATGATGGTATCTGGAGACGTCTTATCGTCATTCCATTCAACGCCAAGATTACCGGCAGCAGCGACATCAAGAATTACAGCGAGTACCTTTATGACAACACTGGTGAAGCAATCCTTGCATGGGTTATCGAAGGTGCCAAGAAGGTCATTGAGCTTGATTATCAGATTCCGGTTCCTACTTGTGTTCAGGAAGCCATCAATGAATATCGTAGCCAGAACGATTGGTTCTCTCACTTCCTTGAAGACAAGTGCGACGTGGGCAGCGAGTATAAAGAAAGCTCTTCTGCTCTTTATCAGGCCTACCGAAATTACTGCATGGATACCAACGAGTACGTGCGCAGTACCGCCGACTTCTACTTTGCTTTGGAGAATGCAGGCTATGAGCGTATTACTCAGAACAGAAATCGTTATTTTAAGGGCCTTCGTATCAGAACCGAGGACGATTTTGAAGAAGAATTCTTAGACTAATAGCTATTATGACAAGGTGTATCAATGTCTCTGTATAAACTTTTCTATAGCTTATAAAAAATCATATATAAAAAAGTTCAGTAAATACCATTGATACACCTTGCGCATTAAGAAATTAAACCCTGATGGGAGGATGACAATGTTAGAAAAAAATATAGAAAACAAGTTAACAACCGCAGTAAAAAAGGCTGGTGGTATTGCACCAAAGTTCGTGTCTCCTAGTTTCGCAGGAATGCCCGACCGCCTTGTATTACTGCCTGATGGGGTATTTGCTTTTGTTGAGCTTAAGGCTCCCGGTGAAAGCCCACGCCCTCTTCAAAAAGCAAGACACAGAAAGCTTCGTTCACTAGGCTTCAAGGTTTATGTGATAGATAGCATTGATGGGATTGGAGGTATGCTTCATGAACTTCTCTCCACATAATTATCAGTCCTATGCGATTGATTATATTGAAACGCATCCTGTAGCGGCTGTACTGCTTGATATGGGTCTTGGCAAGACGGTTATTTCCCTGACTGCCATCGCAGACCTTTTGTTTGATAGCTTTGAAGCACATCGTATCTTGGTGGTCGCTCCACTTCGAGTGGCCCGTGATACGTGGCCTGCAGAAATTTCAAAATGGCAGCATCTCAAACATCTGACTTATGCAGTCGCTGTTGGAACTGTTAAAGAAAGAAAAGCTGCACTTTCAGCAGGCGCAGATATCACAATTATCAATAGAGAAAATCTAGGATGGTTGATAGACAGCAGCGGATTTGAATTTGATTACGATATGGTGATTATCGATGAGCTCTCTTCTTTCAAAAATCACAAGTCAAAAAGATTCCAGTCCTTGATGAAGGTTCGACCAAAGGTAAAACGAATCATCGGCTTGACCGGAACGCCAAGTTCTAATGGCTTGATGGATTTGTGGGCAGAATTTAAGCTTCTGGATTTTGGAGAACGCTTAGGTCGCTTCATCACACACTATCGCAACAACTACTTCATTCCAGATAAAAGAAATGGTGAAATCATCTACTCTTACAAGCCAATGCCTTATGCAGAAGATGCTATCTACAGAAAAATATCAGATATCACGATTTCTATGAAATCTACTGACCATCTGGAGATGCCTGAACTGATTACTTCTCAATATGAGGTTCAGTTATCCGAAGATGAAGAACATCGCTATGAAGAACTTAAAGCAGACTTTATATTGGAGCTTCCTGAAGGAGAAATCACTGCTGCTAATGCTGCTTCTCTTACAGGTAAGCTATCACAGCTTGCTAATGGAGACATCTATGATGATGAAGGCAATATTGTGGAATTCCATGATAGAAAGCTCGATGCCTTAGAGGATATTATCGAATCCGCAAATGGCAAACCGCTTCTGGTGGCCTACTAGTTCAAGCATGATTTACAGCGTATCAAGAAACGCTTTGATGTCAGAGAAATCAAGACCAGTAAAGATATCATCGATTGGAATAATGGTGATATTCCTGTAGCGGTCATACATCCAGCTTCTGCAGGTCATGGTTTGAATCTTCAAGCTGGCGGTTCCACACTTATCTGGTTCGGGTTGACATGGTCGCTGGAATTATATCAGCAAACCAACGCCCGTTTATGGAGACAAGGCCAATCTTCCGGTACCGTGGTTATTGAACATATCATTACCAAAGGCACCATCGACGAAAGAATATTGAAGGCCTTATCTCTAAAAGAAGTATCGCAAAATGCACTTATCGATGCAGTAAAAGCCAATCTATGACAATCTAAGAAAACCAATGTCAATCCAAGGGAAATCTTACATTCCGGAGGTATTGCATGAACGCAAAAGAATATTTGCTACAGGCTCGTTATCTTGATGAGCGTATTACTTCAAAAACACAGCAGATTGCTTCCTTAAATGACTTAGCAACCAGATGCACCACTACATTTTCTGATATGCCTCGTAATCCAAATCGTGGTGGTTCCCGTTTGGAAGATTGCATTATTAAGATATTGGATTTGGAAGATGAGCTAAAAGCCGATATCGCAAAGCTTGTAAATCTCAAGAAAGAAATCATGGAAGTTATCAAGGCTGCTCCTAATGTGGAATATCAGACTCTTCTTGAAAAGCGATATCTTTGCTTTATCACATGGGAGCAGATTGCTGTGGATATGAACTACTCTATGCAGCATGTTCATCGTATGCATAGCGCTGCTTTGAAGGAAATCGTGGTTCCAGAAAAGGATGAGAGCTAATGTGATAGAATGAGAGTCTTATCTTATGATAGTATTACAATAGCAAAAAAGAAAATCACAGGAAGCCTTGTAGGTCACACCCGACCCACAGGGCTTTTCTTATGCCTACAAGGAGGTGTTTCGTTTGCCAAGACGACCAAAGAGACCCTGTTCTTATCCCGGCTGTCCCAACCTAACTGACAGTCGCTTCTGTGAAGAACATGCCAAGGCTGAGGCCAAGCGTCACGAACGATACGAACGTGACCCTGCTACCAAGAGAAGATATGGCAGAGCTTGGAAGCGTATCAGAGATAGTTATGCTGCTGCCCATCCGCTTTGTGAAGTTTGCCTTGAGAAAGGTGTGTACACGCCAACCGAGGAGATACATCACATGAAGCCTCTATCCCAAGGTGGAACACACGACAGAGGGAACTTGAAGGCCCTTTGCAAAGCGTGTCATGCAAGGATTCATGCTGAACATGGAGACCGCTGGCACAACAAAGAATGGCCCTAGGGGCCGGTCAAATCTCTACAGTAAATCTTCCGTGGAACGGGCGTGGGGTCACACGCGCAAAGTCGCGGTTTCAAACAGGGTATATAAGGAGGTGCATGAATTATGGCTAAGGACGGTACAAACCGTGGTGGCGCTCGCATCGGCGCTGGAGCCAAAAAGAAGCCCTTAGCTGACAAAATCGCTGAGGGTAATCCGGGCAAGAGAACGTTGACTGTCATCGACTTCGATAATAAAGCAGTCGATTTAGAAGGTCAGCAGATGCCCAAACCATCCAAGCTGTTATCCGCTACTCAGAAAGATGGAAAACCGCTGGTGGCTGAAGAAGTTTATATTGCAACATGGGAGTGGCTGGCAGAACGCAAGTGTGCAACACTCGTTTCACCCCAGCTGCTTGAACGCTACGCGATGAGCGTTGCCAGATGGATACAGTGTGAAGAAGCCATATCTGATTTTGGTTTTCTTGCAAAGCACCCTACTACTGGTAATGCTATCCAATCTCCTTATGTTGCTATGAGTCAGAACTTCATGAGCCAGACCAACAGGCTCTGGATGGAAATCTATCAAATTGTAAAAGAAAATTGCGCTACCGAATACAGCGGTGCTACTCCAATGGATGATGCTATGGAGCGCCTGCTTCGCGCAAGGAAAGGAAACTAACTATGATTGAAAAAGTAAATCCAAGTCATCCGGATAAGATTGCAGATAGAATTGCTGGTGCAATTGTTGACTTAGCTTATAAAACAGAAGCTGTTCCAAAGATTGCAGTTGAAGTCCTTATCGGGCATGGTAAGTGTCATGTCATTATTGAAACTACTGCTGCTATTAATCCTTTAGATGTTGAAGATGCAATTCACAGAATCGCCGGTGCTGTATGGGCAGATATCGAAATTGTTCCACAGAATAAGCACTTATCTGATAACCAGTCTGATGGTATTCGTTGTGGCGATAATGGTATCTTCAAGGGAATGCCTCTTACAGAGGAACAGAAAGCTCTATCTGTGATTGCGCATGATATTTACACACATTATCCATATGACGGAAAGTACATTATTGATGAAGCAAGACTTATCATCTGCCAGAGCAATGCTTCCACTGCTGAACTTTCAAATATGTACCCTCCTGCAGAAGTCAATCCACTCGGTGATTGGACTGGTGGTACAGATGTTGATACTGGCGCCACTAACAGAAAGCTAGGAAGTGATATGGCTGACTCTGTTACTGGCGGTGGTCTTCACGGTAAAGACTTATCTAAGGCTGATGTCACACTTAATATCTATGCATTCTTAAAAGCACAGGAAACCGGAAAGCCAGTACAGATTGCCTGCGCTATTGGTGATGACACTATCGATGGACATCCATATCAAGAACTCGTGGATATGGCTGCAGAATACATTGCTTCTATTGGCGGCTTTGAAAAGTTCGCTGAATGGGGATTGTTTTAAGGAGGTCGCTTATGCAAATTGAAAAGAAAAAAGTCGCAGAGCTTCTTCCTGCAGACTATAACCCTCGTAAGGATTTAAAGCCCAGTGACCCAGAATATGAAAAGTTAAAGCGCTCGATTGAGCAGTTTGGTTATGTGGAGCCTGTTATCTGGAATGCCACTACAGGCTGTGTAGTTGGAGGCCATCAGCGATTAAAGGTGCTTCAGGATATGGGAATGACAGAAGTCGACTGCGTAGTTGTTGAGCTTGATGTCGAACATGAAAAAGCATTAAATGTTGCACTGAATAAAATCAGCGGCGAATGGGATAACGATAAATTAGCATTATTGATTGCAGACCTTCAAGGCGCTGACTTTGATGTTTCCCTTACAGGTTTTGAGCCTGCAGAGCTTGATGATTTATTCAAGGATTCTACAAAAGACAATATCAAAGAAGATGACTTTGATGTAGCTGCAGAATTACAGAAACCTACTATCACCAAGACCGGTGACCTTTGGTGCCTTGGTTCCCATCGTCTTTTCTGTGGAGACAGCACTAAGCCTGAATCCTATGAAATGCTGATGGCAGGCAAAAAAGCAAATCTGGTGGTAACCGACCCTCCGTACAATGTTAACTACGAAGGCACTGCCGGTAAGATTCAAAACGATAACATGGATAATGATTCCTTCTACCAGTTCTTACTTGATGCCTTCACCAATATGGAACAGGCTATGGCCGAAGATGCTTCCATTTACGTCTTCCACGCTGATACCGAGGGATTGAACTTTAGAAAAGCATTTGCTGATGCAGGCTTCTACTTATCCGGATGTTGTATCTGGAAGAAACCTTCTCTTGTGCTTGGTCGTTCTCCGTATCAGTGGCAGCACGAGCCGTGTTTGTTTGGCTGGAAGAAATCCGGCAAACATCAGTGGTATTCCGGTAGAAAAGAAACAACTATCTGGGAATTTGAAAAGCCTAAGAAAAATGCCGACCATCCTACGATGAAGCCGATTGCATTAATTGCATATCCGATTATGAATTCCAGCATGAGCAACTGCATCGTACTTGACCCGTTTGGCGGTTCCGGCAGCACACTCATCGCTTGCGAACAGACCGGTCGTATATGCCACACAATTGAATTAGATGAAAAATACGCGGACGTCATCGTGAAGCGCTACATTGAACAGGTAGGTACTTCCGATGGCGTTTCTGTCATCCGTGATGGTCTTACTTATTCCTATGATGAAGTGGCTATCGAACAAGAATCCGACGCTGATTGATAGACAAAAACCACACTTTCTAAAGGCACATATGTGTTGGATATATAGCTTGCTATTATGTGCCTTTAGAGTGATTAATGTACTACCAAATCAAAAAGGAGGATTTCATTATGTCAGAAACTACTGGACTTACAATTTCCATTCCACTGGATAAGGTCGCAGTTGGCAACCTTACCAACCTTCTGGATGCAAAAGGAACACTGATTAAAAAGGCTCTTGGTATTGCAGAGCTTCCAATCATTATCGAGGAAGATGTAATTTCTTTTCCTTGGTTTGAAGAAATGCCTGCTGCTGAAGAATGCACAGCCTACACTGCTTTTATCGCAGCCCTTTGTCAGATGAGCATCAAGCAGAAACGAATCAACTCTGCTGAGAAACCAACAGACAATGAGAAGTATGCCTTCCACTGCTTCCTGCTTCGCCTTGGATTTATCGGTGATGCACATAAGGCAACAAGAAAAATCTTACTTAAGAACTTAACCGGAAGCTCCGCTTTCAGGAACGGTTCACCTGCAAAGGAGGTGCATGAAGATGCGATTTCCTAATGCAGCAATCGTTGAACGATTAAGAAACCAGTATCCTGCAGGTACTCGTGTAGAGCTCTTGGAGATGGATGATGTGCAAGCCCCTCCAATCGGAACCCAAGGAACAGTTCTTGGAGTTGATGATACCGGCAGCTTGATGGTGAGCTGGGATAACGGTTCCGGACTCAATGTTGTGTATGGAATTGACCGTGTAAAAAAGCTGTAATTTACACACTTTTCGCGGCTGATATTTGTCACATATATGGCTCTAATTAGCTTGCTATTATGTGCTTTTAGAGTGATATATAGTACTACCAAAAGGAAATACACATTTAGGAGGAACCAACCATGACAAGAATTGAATTATTAGACAAGGCAGCAGAAAACGGAACACGCTTCAAGGACATCGACATCAACCCAACCTTCGGTGCAGCCTACTTCTACAGCATTGACGCAGGCAACGACCTTATCAACTTCGCCGAAGTTATCTGGGATTACGACATCGACCCAATCCTTGAAAACTGCAAGCGCCTTGGAATCAGCGAGTTTACCATCAGCTCAACCTTCTCAAGCCTTATCACAACAATTGCAGAGCTTCAGAAAAAAGGATGCACCCTTGACGGACTTACAGAAATCAACAGCCGCTACGACGACTGGAAAACAGGTAAGAAAGAACGCATTCCTGCATTCAAGATGAGCATTGCAAAGTAAGGAGGCGACAAGGATGTGGCACGAAGGAACCATCGGAATTCCCAAAGGCGATAAGTACACCATCGCCCACTACTGGGTTAAAGCCTTTGAAGAAGGAAGCGAGTACGGAATCAATAACGGTCGCATTTCCAAGCTGACCATTAAGATAGCCGGTAAGATTACAGCCAACTACGACAGAGGCTGGGACATCGAACCAGCTGAGGATGACGAAGCAACACAGATTGCCTACTGCATCCTCTTACAGAATTACAACTAAGAACCCGGAAATATAAAATCCCGGATGCAGAGCCGAAAGGCCCTGTATCTCGTTATGTCGGTCGCAATGATGCGGCTATTTTTTATGCCCTTTTGGAGGTGAAAATTTGAGAAAACTAAAAAAATATAAGCCGACAAAGTTCAAAGCTAAGGATTCCCACTACGATGAGGAAGCTGCCGATTACGCGGTGAATTTTATCGAATGCTTGTGTCACACCAAAGGAACATGGGCAGGTAAACCCTTTGAACTGATAGATTGGCAGGAACAAATCATAAGAGATATCTTCGGTACATTAAAGCCGAATGGTTATCGACAATTCAATACAGCTTATGTGGAAATTCCTAAGAAGATGGGAAAATCAGAACTTGCTGCAGCTGTCGCTTTACTACTTACTTGCGGTGATGGCGAAGAACGAGCTGAGGTATATGGCTGCGCCGCTGACCGCCAGCAGGCAACTATCGTATTTGATGTTGCTGCAGATATGGTGCGTATGTGTCCGGCGCTTAATAAAAGAGTAAAGATACTTGCTTCTCAGAAGCGTATCGTGTACCAACCAACAAACAGCTTCTATCAAGTGCTTTCTGCTGAGGCTTATTCAAAGCATGGTTTCAATATTCATGGCGTTGTTTTTGATGAGCTTCACACGCAGCCAAATAGAAAACTGTTTGATGTTATGACCAAAGGTTCCGGTGATGCTCGTATGCAGCCGCTCTATTTCCTTATCACAACTGCTGGTACTGATACAAATAGCATCTGTTATGAAACACACCAGAAAGCAAAGGATATTTTAGAGGGAAGAAAAATCGACCCAACCTTCTATCCCGTTATCTATGGTGCTGATGAATCAGATGATTGGACTGACCCGAAGGTCTGGAAGAAAGCGAATCCTTCCCTTGGTATTACAGTTGGCATTGATAAAGTAAAAGCTGCTTGTGAGTCTGCAAAGCAAAACCCCGGTGAAGAAAACTCCTTCAGACAGCTTCGTCTGAACCAATGGGTAAAACAGGCAATCAGATGGATGCCAATGGAGAAATGGGATAACTGCTCCTTCCGTGTTAATGAAGATGACCTTGAAGGTCGTGTTTGTTATGGCGGACTGGACTTATCTTCCACTACAGATATCACTGCATTTGTATTGGTGTTCCCACCTACCGATGAAGATGATAAATATGCTATTCTTCCATACTTCTGGGTGCCGGAAGATACGCTTGACCTGCGTGTCAGACGAGACCATGTTCCTTATGATGTCTGGGAGCGCCAAGGCTTCCTGCAGACAACCGAAGGCAACGTTGTTCACTACGGTTACATTGAAAAATTCATAGAGCGACTTGGTGAACGATTCAATATTAGAGAAATCGCCTTTGACCGCTGGGGTGCCGTCCAGATGGTACAGAACCTTGAGAACATGGGATTCACTGTTGTTCCATTTGGTCAGGGATTCAAAGATATGTCGCCACCTACTAAGGAACTTATGAAACTAACACTTGAAGAGAAACTGGCCCACGGTGGTCATCCGGTACTGCGCTGGATGATGGATAACATTTATATCCGTACTGACCCGGCTGGAAATATTAAAGCAGATAAAGAGAAATCCACAGAGAAGATTGACGGTGCCATTGCAACCATTATGGGCCTTGACCGTGCAATCCGCTGTGGAAATGATACCGGTGCTTCTGTCTACGATAACAGAGGCATTTTGTTTATTTAGAAAGGCTGGTGATGATATATGAGCTTTATTTCTGGTTTATTTCGTTCAAGAGATAAGCCCACAAATAGTATTAACGGAAGCAGCTACCGCTTCTTGTTTGGTGGAAGCACCTCTGGCAAATCAGTAAATGAACGTTCTGCCATGCAGATGACTGCAGTTTATGCCTGCGTCCGCATTCTGTCAGAGTCCATTGCCGGATTACCTGTTCATCTATATCAATACAAGGACGGTGGCTCTAAAGCAAAAGCTATCGACCATCCGCTTTACACCTTGCTTCATGATGAACCAAATCCTGAAATGACATCCTTTGTATTCAGAGAAACGCTCATGACGCACCTTCTATTGTGGGGTAATGCTTATGCACAAATCATCCGCAATGGTAAAGGTCAGGTCGTAGGCTTGTATCCTTTGATGCCAAATCGAATGTCTGTTGATAGAGATGATAAAGGACAGCTTTACTACCAATATCAGATGCAGGATTCCGATGCCAATACAGGAAAAACAGGAACCGTAACCTTGAAGCCTTCCGATGTGCTTCATATACCGGGCCTTGGCTTTGATGGCTTGGTTGGATACTCTCCCATTGCTATGGCTAAAAATGCAATTGGTCTTTCCATTGCTACAGAAGAATATGGTGCTAAGTTCTTCGCTAATGGAGCAACACCGGGAGGCCTTTTAGAGTATCCGGGAACGGTAAAGAATCCTGATGCTATTAGAGAAAGCTGGAACAAAGGCTTCTCCGGCAGCAACTCTCATAAAGTTGCAATCTTGGAAGAAGGTATGCACTACACACCTATTTCCATCTCTCCAGAACAAGCACAGTTTCTGGAGACAAGAAAATTTCAGATTGATGAAATAGCTCGAATCTTTAGAGTGCCACCACATATGGTCGGCGACCTAGAGAAATCGAGCTTTTCTAATATTGAGCAGCAATCACTGGAGTTCGTGAAGTACACGTTGGAGCCTTGGATAGTTCGTTGGGAACAATCCTTGAACCGTGCCCTTCTTACGGATTCAGAGAAAGCTGCTTATTTTGTCAAGTTCAATGTCGATGGCTTGCTTCGTGGTGATTATCAGAGCCGAATGAACGGTTATGCCACAGCAAGACAGAATGGCTGGATGTCAGCTAATGACATTCGTGAGCTTGAGAACCTAGACCGCATTCCACCTGAACTTGGTGGTGACTTATATCTCATCAATGGAAACATGACCAAGCTGGAGGATGCAGGTATTTTTGCAGCGACCACTGCTGCTGGAAAGGAGGAAGATTCCGATGAAGAAGTTTTGGAAGTGGAAAAACCAGATGACGACAAATCAGGAGACTCAGGAACAGACGATGGAGAGAACTCTGTTTCTAAACGGAACAATCGCCGAGGAAAGCTGGTTTGATGATGACGTCACACCGCAGCTTTTTAAGGATGAGCTGCTTTCAGGTAGCGGTGATATCACTGTTTGGATTAATTCTCCCGGTGGTGATTGCGTCGCAGCTGCCCAGATTTACAACATGCTGATGGATTACAAAGGCAATGTCACAGTCAAAATCGATGGTATTGCGGCATCTGCTGCATCTGTCATTGCAATGGCAGGTACAAAGGTGTTGGTCTCTCCGGTATCCATGATGATGATTCACAATCCGATGACCGTTGCTTTTGGTAATACAGGCGAGATGGAAAAAGCTATCGCAATGCTGGATGAAGTCAAAGAATCCATTATCAATGCCTATGAAATCAAGACCGGTCTTAGCCGCGCCAAGTTATCTCATCTCATGGATGCAGAAACTTGGATGAATGCAAATATGGCAGTTGAACTTGGGTTTGCTGATGAAGTCATGAAGCGTAATGAAGCTGAAAATGATATCCCTCAGCCTGCTGTAGCAGCAACCTACTCTCGCGTTGCAGTCACAAATTCTCTTATGGAGAAGCTCGCTGCAAAATGTCACATCGACTCGAAAAAAGTCGAGCCAGAACCTACTGGTCGCTCTGTTGATGAACTAATGGAGCACCTTAACACAATCAAGAAATACATTTAATGGAGGTAAATAACCATGACTATTATGGAACTTCGCGAAAAGCGTAATAAAGCTTTGGATGCAGCTAAAGCATTCCTTGAATCTCATCGTACCGACAAGGGTGTTCTTTCTGTCGAGGACGATGCTACTTACACAAAGATGGAAGCAGATATTGATGCTCTTACAAATGAAATCCACAGACTTGAACGTCAGGAACAGCGTGAGGCTGAGATGAACATGCCTATCAATACTCCGCTTACTTCTAAGCCTTCCGGAAACATGGCACACGACAAAAAGACAGGTCGTGCATCTGATGCCTACAAGGAAGGTATGCTTACTGCCCTTCGTACAAACTTCCGTCAGGTATCAAATGTCTTACAGGAAGGTGTGGATGCTGATGGTGGCTACCTTGTACCTGAAGAGTACGACAGCCGCTTAATCCGTGTACTTGAAGGCGAAAACATCATGCGTAAGCTTGGCCACAAGATTACTACTTCTGGCGACCATAAAATCAACATTGCTTCTACAGAACCTGCAGCAGCATGGATTGAGGAAGGTGGCGCGCTTCAGTTCTCTGATGCTAAGTTTGCACAGATTTTACTGGATGCCCACAAGCTTCATGTAGCTATCAAGGTAACGGAGGAGTTGCTTTACGACAATGCTTTCAACCTTGAAAACTACATCATCGAGGAATTTGGCAAGGCACTTTCTAACGCTGAGGAAGATGCATTCCTTAACGGAACTGGCGTAGGACAGCCTCTTGGACTTTTCGCTGCAACTGGCGGTGGAACTGTTTATAAGACTGTAACTAAGCTTACTGCAGATGACATCATGAACCTTGTATATGCGCTTAAGCGCCCTTACAGAAAGAACTCTGCATTCATTATGAATGACCAGATTATCGCTACTATTCGTACTTTCAAGGACGGCAATGGTGCATATATGTGGCAGCCTTCTTATCAGGCTGGTGAACCGGATAAACTTCTTGGATATCCTGTTTACACTTCTCCTTTCGCACCCGAGGATGCAATTTCCTTCGGTGATTACAGCTACTACAACATCGGAGACCGTGGTACTCGTTCCTTCAAGCAGCTTACTGAGCTTTTTGCTGGAAACGGTATGATTGGCTTCGTTGCTAAGGAACGTGTCGATGGTAAGCTTATCCTTCCTGAAGCAGTACAGATTTTGAAGATTGGCAGCACTACTACTGCTAAGGCTTAAGAAATCAAACAGCGGTGTCATTCAAGCTAGAGTGGCATCGCTTATTTCATGATTGGAGGCGATGAGCAATGCTTGTAACACTAGAAGAAATGAAGAATTATCTGCGTGTGGATTATGACGATGATGATAACTTAATCGAAACCCTCATAGCATCTGCTAAACGTATCTGTATGGATATTCTCAGAGTCGATGATGAATCACTTCTTTTTGAAATCGAGAATGCAAAGCCTGCCATCATGTACAGCGTTGCATATCTATATGAGCACCGAGAAGAAGCTGACCACCATGCTTTGACCATTACTCTTCGTTCACTTTTATTTGGTTCCCGTAAGGAGGTCTTCTGATGGATATTGGTTTATTGAATGTTCTCATAACAATATCAAAAAACGCAGTCACGACAGACGCCATTGGGAATCATAAAAATGAATGGGTACCCTTCTATACCTGCCATGCCACCGTTAGTGGTGAGGCTGGAAAAGAAGAAACTGACGCAGGCACTATCGTAGATGATTCAAAAATCGACTTTACTATCCGCTGGTGCAAGAAAGCGGCTGTGCTTGACTCTACACATTATCGCGTGGAATTTGGCGGAGAGCTTTATGATATCAAAGCTGTTGACCACATGAATTACAAGCGCAAATGCATCAAATTATCCTGCCAGAAAGTGAGGCGATAGCTATGGCGACAAAAGTATCTATTGACCAGATGGCATCCGTTATCATGGATGGCCTTAAGGAATATGCTGACCTTGCTACAGATGATTTGAAGGCAGCGGTTAAAAAAACAGGCAACGAAGTCAGAAAGCAGATTCAATCTACTGCTCCAAAAGCCAGCGGCAAATATAGCAAAAGCTGGTCTGTGAAAACAACTAAAGAATCCTCTAATGGTATGGAAGTGACTGTTTATTCAAGAAACAGATATCAGCTTGCGCACCTGTTGGAATTTGGTCATGCCAAACGAGGTGGCGGTCGTGTTGCTGCAAGACCTCATATTGCTGCAGCAGAACAGGCTGGTATTGAATCATTTGAACAAGCCATCGAAAGGAGCTTAAGAAATGGATAGAATTCTTACTATTTTACAGGAGATACAGCTTCCTTTTGCATACGACCACTTTGCTGAGGGTGAATCTCCTGAACCACCGTTTATCTGTTACCTGATTCCCGGCAGTGATAACTTTGCTGCCGATGGCAAAGTCTACGTGAAGATAAATGAATTTCATATCGAGCTGTACACCGACTGCAAAAATCCTGCACTCGAAAACAGCGTCGAAGCTGTGCTAGATAACCACAGCATTTTCTATAACAAATCCGAAGTCTGGATTGAGAGCGAAAAGCTCTATGAAGTCCTATATACATTTGAAATGGAGGTATAAATCATGGGCAATAAAGTAAAATACAATCTTAAAAATGTTCATGCTGCAAAGCTTACAAAAACAGAAGACGGCAAGTACAGCTACGCTACACCTCAGCCTATTCCTGGTGCAGTAAGTATCAGTCTTGATGCTGAGGGTGATTCCAGTCCGTTCTATGCAGACGGTATCGTATATTTCCGTTCTACTGCAAACAATGGTTATAGCGGCGACCTTGAAATCGCATTGATTCCTGAATGGTTCCGCACAGATATCTTGAAGGAAACCTTAGACAAGAACGGCGTTCTTATTGAAAGCTCTAAGGTTACTGAAATGGAGAAATTTGCACTGTTATTTGAATTTGATGGTGATGTTCGCTGCATCCGACACGTTCTTTATAACTGCACTGCTTCTCGTCCTTCTATTGAGTCCGAAACCAAGGAAGATACTATCGAGCCGAGTACAGAGAAACTTTCTCTTACTGCTGACCCTCGTGAGGATGGTCTTGTTAAGAGTAGAACCGGTGATACCACTAGCGAAGCAACATACAACGATTGGTACAAGCAGGTATATATTCCTGTTGAGCCTACCGCTGCTGGTTAAGGAGGAATCGTATGCTTAGTAAAACTATCAAGGTTGGCGATAAGGCGGTCGCCTTCCGCTCTTCTGCTACTATTCCAAGACTCTATCGTGCAAAGTTCAAAAGAGACATCTTCAAAGACCTGTCCAAACTGGAATCCTCTTATAAGGGTAACAGTGAGGCAGGTTCTTCTTTTGCCATCGAGGACTTGGAGATATTTGAAAACGTGGCTTACATCATGGCTTACCATGCTGACCACAACATTCCGGAGGATATCGACGATTGGCTTGACCAGTTTGAAATGTTCTCTATTTACGAGGTGCTTCCAGAAATTCTTGAACTCTGGGATACAAATCTGATTACCGACGTAGAGTCTAAAAAAAACTTAAACGCAGTAATCGCGAAATGACAACCGCACTCTTCCTTCTGCGCTGCGTAGAAATTGGTATCTCCATAGCCGAGCTTGACCTGTTAACCATCGGAATGGTGATGGATATCTGGACGGAAAAAGGCAATGACGGAGCTACTTATGACAATCTTGCAACGCAAAGGTATTACCGTTGAAATTGGCGGCGATACCACTAAACTACAAACCGCCTTAAAAGGTGTAAACGGTCAGATTAAGAATACGCAATCTGCCCTACGAGATGTAGAAAAGCTGTTAAAACTTGACCCTCATAATACAGAACTGCTTTCTCAAAAGCAAAAATTACTGACACAGGCTATTGGAGAAACCAAAGAAAAGCTAGCCACACTTAAGACTGCTGCTGAACAAGCAAATGAACAGCTACAAAAAGGTGAAATAACACAAGAACAATATGATGCTCTACAAAGAGAAATCATCGAAACCGAAGCTGAATTAAAACGATTAGAACAGCAAGCTTCCACTACTAACGCTACGCTTACAAAGATTGGTGATGTAGGTTCCAAGCTGGAATCCGTCGGTAACGGAATTACGAATGTTGGTAAGAAGGTATCTGTTGTATCTGCTGCAGTGACTGGAATGGGCATTGCTTCCGTAAAGACCGCAGCCGATTTTGAAAGCTCAATGAGTCAGGTACAGGCGACAATGGGAATCACCAAAGATTCCATGTCAAATGTCAATGGTGAAAGCGTCAATACGATGGAGGCCCTTTCCGACCTTGCAAAACAGATGGGTTCTGAGACAGCCTTCTCTGCAAGTGAGTGTGCAGAAGCATTAAATTATCTGGCCCTTGCTGGTTACGATACACAGGAAATGGTCGATACCCTACCAACAGTACTGAACCTTGCTGCTGCCGGTAATATTGACCTTGCTTCCGCTTCAGATATGGTCACTGATGCTATGTCTGCCCTTGGAATGGAAACATCCGAAGCAGATACAATGGTTGACCAGATGGCCAAAACTGCATCCAGCACCAACACTTCTGTATCACAGTTAGGTGAAGGTATTCTTACCATCGGTGCTACTGCTAAGTCCATCAAAGGCGGTACAGCAGAATTAAATACAGCACTTGGTATCCTTGCAAACAACGGTATCAAAGGCGCTGAAGGTGGTACTCATCTTCGTAACGTCATTCTTTCCTTACAGAATCCTACTGATAAAGCTGCTGCCTGCATGGAACAGCTCGGTGTTGATGTTTATGATTCTCAAGGTAATATGCGTTCTTTGAATGATATCCTTGGTGATTTAAATACCAGCATGGAAGGCATGACCTCTGCGGAGAAAACAAATATCATCAGTTCCATCTTCAACAAAACTGACCTTTCCTCTGTAAATGCCCTTCTTGCAAATACTGGTGAAACATAGGACAGCTTGCAGAATTCCATCACTAACAGCGCCGGTGCTGCTCAGCAGATGGCTGATACACAGCTTGATAACTTATCCGGTCAGCTTACAATCTTGAAATCTGCATTAGAGGGACTTGCTATCTCAATTGGTGAAGCTTTGATGCCGATGGTAAAAAATATCGTTTCTAAAATTCAGGGATTTGTAACTTGGCTAAACAATCTGGATGATGGCACAAAACAAGTCATTGTAAAGATTGGACTATTTGTTGCAGCTCTTGGGCCAGCGCTAGTAATCCTAGGAACCGTGATATCAAAGGTCGGTGTCGCGATGCAGGCCTTTAGTAAGTTTGGACTGAAAATTACAAGTCTGGTATCGAAGGCTGGCGGTTTATCCGGAGTGATGAGCAAAGTCGGTACAGCAATCATGGGTATCAACCCGGTTGTAATTGCTGTCGTTGCTGCTATTGCTGTTTTGGTTGGTGCCTTCGTTCATCTTTGGAATACCAATGAAGAATTCCGAAATAAGATTATTGCAATCTGGGAACGTATCAAGAGCATCTTTTCAGGATTTGCACAAGGAATTACTGACAGACTTAACGCGCTGGGATTTGACTTTGAGAACTTCGGCGAAGTGGTATCTGCTATATGGAATGGTCTGTGTGACTTCCTTGCACCTGTATTTGAAGGCGTATTTACATATATCGCAAATGTACTGGAAGAGACACTGGGTATCATTACCGGTATTCTAGATATCTTTATTGGCATCTTCACTGGCAACTGGTCACAGGTATGGGAAGGTGTAAAAGGCATCTTCTTATCCATCTGGAACTTCATCGTCAACTCTTTTACTAACATCATGAATGTACTTCGTGGCGTTGCGGATGTTGTTCTTGGCTGGTTCGGTACAAGTTGGAATGAGGTATGGACTGGTATCAGAGATTTCTTTGTAAATCTTTGGACTGGAATCGTCAACTTCTTCACAGGTCTGTGGGAAGGCATCAAGAATACGGTTCAAACCGCCATTATGTTTATCGCAGCAATTCTGGAAGCTGCCTTTGATATCATCACCCTTCCATTTAGATTTATCTGGGAGAACTGCAAAGAAATTATTATTGCAGTTTGGAATGCAATAAAGACAAAAGTATCCTCTGCAATCAATGCGATATCTACGGTTATCAGTACTGTGCTTAATGCCATAAAAACTGTTTTCACAACAGTATGGAATGCAATCAAAACACACGTAACAACTGTAGTAAATGCAGTAAAAACCGTCGTCACCACTGTATTCAATGCCATTAAGAGTGTTGCTACCACAGTATGGAATGGCATCAAAACAGCTATCACTACTGTCGTTGACGGTATTAAAAGCAAAGTATCCTCGGTATTCAATTCTGTAAAAAGCACGGTATCTTCTGTGTTTAACGGAATCAAATCCACTGCCACTTCTGTATGGAACGGTATAAAGTCGGCTATCACTACACCGATTGAAGCTGCAAAGAACAAAGTAAAATCTGTTGTTGATGCGATTAAGGGCTTCTTCTCCGGAATGAAGATTTCTTTACCCCACATCAAATTACCGCACTTCAAGGTTACTGGCTCTCTTTCTATCGCACCGCCAAGCGTACCTCATCTTTCAATCGACTGGTACAAAAACGGTGGTATTATGAATCGCCCTACTATCTTTGGTATGAACGGTAGCTCACTGATGGCTGGCGGTGAAGCAGGCCAAGAAGCAATCTTGCCACTGAGCGGCTTCTATAAACAGCTTGAAGCTATGCTCGATAGCAAAATGAACACTGCCGGTATGGAAAGATATCTTGCAATCATCGCAGACAACAGTTCTAAGGGCATTTACTTGGAAGACGGAACCCTTGTTGGTCATCTTCTTCCTGCAATCAATAATGGCCTTGGAAAACAACAGAAATTATCAAGGAGGCTTGCACTATGAGACCAGATATATTAATCAATAACATCTCACTCTTTCAGATGGGCTGGCTTAGAGAAAGCATCGACTTTCCAACACCGCAATCTCAGAGTGAAACCGTCGTTGTTCCCGGTCGCAATTCTCCAATCAGATTTACAGAGGCTCTTGGCTCGGTATCATTCCAGCCAAGGGCCTTTACTATAGTTTTGTCAACGCTTGGAACACGAAGCGATTTTAATGACAAAGTAAATGCCATTGTAAATCAGTTTGCTGGAAGACTGGTAAATGTTATTTGTTCTGAGGAGCCAACACTCTACTGTTTAGGAACCATTGAAGCCGCTCCAGCATATGACCCTATTTCAAATAAAGGACAGCTCACTCTTAGCTGCACCGACGGCGATGCTTATCGTTATCACGCTGATGAAACCGTTGTTCAGGTAACCGGAACTAAAACCGTTACACTAACAAATGATTTTATGCCGGTTGTGCCTACAATCACTACAACTGCCGAAACTACCCTTGCATGGAGAATTGGCACAGATTCTTTTTCCAAAACGGTCAGCGCAGGTACTTGGGAAATTCCTGAACTACAGCTTGCCTACGGAAGTAACTCCGTGAAAGTGACCAGCACCGGAACAACTACTTTCAGATACAGGGAGGGCCGCCTATGAGTTTATTCAAAGTATATGTGGACGGTTCTTTATTCTATCATCCGAATCTTTCAAAGCTTGCTATCACTGAGGCCCAGATTCAAGAGGATGCAGAAAACATCGATAGCCTAAAGCTATCAGCTCCGTTTAACCATCCCTACCTGACTTCTATTAAACCAATGGCCTCTGTGATTGTCTGCAAGAAAGGAAATGATGTCGTATTTGAAGGACGTGCCTTAGATGATGGCAGTGATTTTTACAACACCCATTCTTGGACTTGTGAATCCTGCCTTGCTTATCTGAAAGATACAATCCAGCCACCTTTTTCATATAAAGGAACGCTCAAAGGATTGCTGGAATACTTCATTTCTGTCCACAACAAAAATGTGGAAGAACAGAAGCGTTTCACACTTGGAAATGTAACGGTCAAAGATGATAACGATTATATTTCCTATAGCAATTCAGAGTATTCCTGCACAATGGATGCCATCAAAAATAAGCTGATAAACACGCATGGAGGTTATCTTCAGGTGCGTTATACATCAACCGGTAAGTATCTGGATTACCTTGAGGACTTTACTACCAAATCTGTGCAAACCGTTGAATTCGGTAAAAACCTTTTGAATGTCAAAATCACAAAAGACCATACCGAGCGTGTGACTGCGCTTATCCCTCTTGGTGCGAAAAAGAAAGAAACTGACGAAGAAGGAATCGAGACAGAAACAGATGAACGTATCGATATCACCTCTGTCAACGATGGTAAGAACTACGTTTGTGATGAGACAGCAATCAAAGAAATCGGTTGGATTTGGACTTCGGAAATCTGGGATGATGTAACGCTTCCCGGAAACCTGCTTAGAAAAGCAAAAGCCAGATTATCAGATTTGGTTAAAGGCATCACCAGCATAGAACTAACAATCGTGGATGAATCAGATACTGGTGCTGATATTGGCGATATTCGTGCCCGTATGTATGTGAAATGCATATCAAAGCCACATGGAATTCATGGCACTTATCTTTGTGTCAGTCGAACCAGAGATTACTTAAATCCTTCTGGTAACACCATCACCATTGGAGCAAGCGGTGTAACACTTACTGCTGCTTCTGCAAAACAGAATAAAAATATCGCTGCCCTTGAAGATGACATTCTTGGGCAGACTTCAAAAATAGAATCTATATCCGGAAAAGTCGATACCATCAATTCACAGAAAATGTATCACACAGAGCTTGTGGTTGATGGTGTCAGTATTTTCAAGGATAAAGGCCAGAAAAGCCAAATGCACTGCAAGGTATTCTCTTGGGATAAAGACATCACCGATTCCCTTGCCGCAGAAAGCTTTATATGGCATAGAAAGTCCTCTGATGAGGCTGCTGACGCTGAGTGGGATAAAGCTCATCGTGGCATAAAAACAATCATAATCACAACAGAGGATGTTCAGGATAATGCTTCCTTCTATTGTGAAATCATTTTAGAGGAGGTTATTTCATGGCTACAATTTTGACATCCAGCCAGCAGACCTTTGTGGATATTACTGACCAAAGAAAGCTGTCGGCATATATTACTTCAAATCTTCCTAAGACTCAGAGTGAAGACCCAAATACACTGCCTCATGAATATGCACCTAGCTGGGCAACTACGAATCTTGTATTAACTCCGGTTATCTTTCTTGACCAGACCAATATTTCATTGACCGCTACCGGTGTAACAATCTCATGGAAGCGTAAAGATGGTGTTGCTGCTGAGACTTCACTTACAACCGGTGAATCAGTGAATAAAGGTATTCTTACAGTCAATGCGAATAAGCTGGCTGCATCCGATTCCGGCATGATTACTTATATCTGTTATATCAGCTATTATGATTCAGAAACCAAGAACACCGTCAATATCTCCGCTGATATTACCTACACCTTGGTAAAGAATGCAACAAACGCTCGTCTTGCTTATGTAACAGCAGATACCTATGTATTCAAGTATGACACCTCTTCCACTTTAGTTGGTGCTTCGCAAGCTACTCTTACTGCACAAGTTCAGGGCGTAACCATCAGCAAATGGCAGTACAAGAACAGCTCCGGCAACTGGGCTGATTATCCTACTACCTCTGATAATACAAGCATCACCGGTGGGACTTTGGTAGTAAAGCCAACACATGCAGTATTCGTTGATAACGTGGCTCAAATCAAGCTCGTAACAAGCGACTCTGATGTATTTGATACTGTAACCATCACCAAAATTTATGACGGTGCTAAGGGTGATAAAGGCGCTACAGGTTCTGCCGGAAGCGGCGGTATTTCTATTGTTTTAGGAAACGAAACACAATCCATCGCTTGTACATCAGCCGGTAAAACAGCTGCTGCATCAACTATCTCTATTCCGTTTACCGGATATGTTGGCATCACGCAGACAGCTTGTACCTGCGCTGTTGGAACATTACCTACAGGCATCACATTAAAGACGAATACTGCTGCAACTGCAACCGCTGCAGGTTTAATTGAATTATCTGTTGCGGCATCTTCAAACCTTGGTGCTGATGCGACCTTAACCGGTAACATCAATCTGACATTTACTATTTCTGGAAAGACTGCAACTAAGGTATTTACTTGGACAAAATCAAAAGCTGGAAGCAATGGTACATCCGCAGTTGTTTTCTCTGTCTATGCTCCTAACGGAACTATCGTACAGAACCAGTCCGGGAAGCTTACACTGGCCACTTCTGCGTATAGCGGAACTACTGCTATCACAAGTGCTACTTACCAGTGGGCTAAATATGTGAATGGAACATGAACAAACATCAGCGGTGCTACGGGTTCCACCTTAGAAGTATCCGGCGCCGATATTATCAACATTCAGTCCTACCGCTGTACGATGACATATTCCAGCAAGAATTATGTGGATGTTATTACCGTTGAAGATAAATCTGACCCTTATGTATCGGAGATGCTTTCCATCGGTGGTTTCACTGTCAAAAACAATCTTGGTGGTCTTGTTCCATACATCATCGTTAGAACAAACCAACAGGAAGTGGATGCCCTTCTTGGTATCATCAGCGAAACAGCTCCTTCCAGTCCGAAGTCAGGTGATTTTTGGTACAAGATTGACCATAGTGCCAAATCCGTAACGCTTATGAAATATAGCGGTTCTGCTTGGGCCAACGCCACAGAAAAGCAAAGCCTTACTTACACTTGGTATGCACAGGATAAGGATGGAAAAGAAGTAACATTCACTAAGACCGGAAAAGTCATCTATCTTTCTGCAGCAGATATTGATAGCTTGCTTACTTTACAGTGTGATGTTTCTAACTGATGGGAGGTGTAATGAATGGCGCTATTAACTTCATGCCAGCACACCTTCCAAAGCGTGGTGGCTTATGAGGATGCTTTAGATGATGTAGAAATCCTGAAAATTCAGGTGCATGACTGCTACTCAGAAATTGCGAAAACTGCAGATGAAATTACCAGTACCGTTCATGATACCTACATTGAAAAGACTCAGTTAGAGACCATTCAGAAAGATTTCCAGTCTAGCATCACTCAAAACAGCAGCGAAATCCGTATGGACTTTACTGCTATTACTGATGAGATAAAAGGAAACGTAGCTTACAACCAACAGCTATTAGAGGAATACATCCGATTCAAAGGTGCCCTTATTGAGCTTGGCAGAGTTGGTAATGCCTTCACTGCCGAGCTATCCAATGAGGAACTTGCCTTCAAGGAAAATGGTCAGAAAATCGCTTTTATCTCAAATAACAGCTTGGTTATTACCAACGCAGAAATAAGAAACAAGTTATCTCTTGGAAATGAGACCAGAGGCTGGTTCGACTTTATTCCAAGAGCAAATGGTAATCTCTCCATCAAATGGCGAGACCCAGCATCTTAAGGAGGAATGATTCATGGCTAAAAGCGGAAGCATAACAACAAATGAAAAAGAAGGTCGTTCCATTACGCTGTCGTGGTCATTATCCAGTCAGGACGTAGCAAACAACACTTCTACTATCGCTTGGACACTTAAAGGCTCTGGTTCCGGCTCCGGCTGGGTTATGTCTGGTGCCTTCAAAGCAGTCATCAATGGAACAACCGTATATTCTAGTGACACCAGAATCCAGCTGTACAACAATACAACAATTGCGTCTGGAACAGCAAAAATCAGTCACAACTCTGATGGTACTAAATCATTCAGTTTGAGCTGTGAGGCTGGTGTTTATACCTATGCGGTCAGTGTTACAGCAAGTGGTACGCATACGCTTGATACGATTCCAAGAGCATCGACTGTATCTGCAACAAACACAAATCTGAACTCAGCTTCGACGATTACAATCACAAGAGTATCATCATCGTTTACGAATACTTTGACTTATTCCTTTGGAAGCACCACAGGAACCATCGTTTCCAAGACAACATCAACATCCGTATCGTGGACGCCTGCGCTTACACTGGCAAATCAGATACCAAACGCGGTATCCGGAACCTGCACCATCACCTGTGACACCTACAATGGCTCTACGAAGATTGGCTCCAAAACCTGCACGCTTACGTTGACAGTACCTGCTTCGGTAAAACCCACAATGACAAGTGTTACAGCTGCACGTGTTGATGGCGATGTTCCAGCAGCATGGGCCATTTATGTTCAAAGTAAATCAAAAGCAACTGTTACTATCAATGGAGCTGCTGGTGCTTATGGTTCTACGATATCTTCCTACTCCATTACCGGAGGCGGATATTCAAGTACGGCATCCAGTTTTACAACAGGTTTGCTTACCTCTTCTGGAACAATCACTTTTACTGCAAAAGTCACAGATTCCAGAGGTCGTGTCTCTGATGAAAAAACTGTCAGTATTAGTGTTGTTGCGTATTCTGCACCATCATTTACAAGCTATCTTTCACAAAGAGCAACCAGCGCTGGTGTCGTAAATGATGATGGAACTTATATCCGTGGTCTTATCTCTTACAGCTACGCTTCCTGCAGCAGTAAGAACACTGTAACCCGTGCAACCTACTATAAAAAATCCTCTGCAACATCATGGACTAATGCTAGCAAAAGTTTCTCATCTGGAACTGCATTTACCTTTGGCAGCGGTGCAATATCAACAGAAAGTTCCTATGACGTAAAATATACACTTACCGATGCATTCACAACAGTAACTATTATCGATACAGTTTCCACCGCTGCGGTGTTGATGGACTTTAAAGCTGGCGGTAAAGGTATTGCAATTGGAAAAGTTGCAGAGAAAGACGATACTTTAGAAATCGCCATGACCACCAATCATACAAAAGCTGTCCAATCAGAACATTCTGATATTGCATATTGGCAAACAAGATATGGTGCTGATGGTGCAGCTTCTGCTAAGGCTGCCTTTGGAATCGGCACAGGCGGAGTTAATCGAGGCGTTTATGATGGAACTTTAAGCGAGTGGTTAATCTATCGAAACTCGTTAACAGCTCATACCAACGTAATCAATGGCGACACTACTGTTACCGGCAGTCTTAAGATTGGTAACCATTCAACAGATATAGGAACGGTAACTGATTCGAACTCTTCTACTGCTAAATCCTGCGCCAGTGCAACTTGGACTGATACAAACTCCATAGTCACATTAACAGCAGGTGTATACGTTATATCTGCCAATCTGAATTTTGCTGCAGGGACTGCTAAACGACGCGGTGCTAGAATCCAGACGTCAACAGACGGAGGTTCTACCTATAGCACACTGTCAAATTCACAAATCCTTTATGGTGGAAGTACAACCAGCCAGACCATTTATGTTCATACTGGCGGTATCGCATCAACGACTTCTTCTAATGGATTAAAAATCAAATTACAGGCATATCAGGATACAGGTGCTGCAATCAATATCACATCCTCATATCTGAGGGTCGTGCGAATTGCATAGCATCTTTTATTTTGGAATCAAGCATCTCTTCGGAGGTGCTTTTTTCATACCACTTTACAGAAATGGAGGACTCAAACATGAAGGAATTTTGGAACACAATCCAGCTCATCTTCACAGGCATTGGCGGTTGGCTTGGCTACTTTCTTGGTGGCTGGGACGGTCTGCTTTATGCACTTATTGCCTTTGTTGTAATCGATTATCTCACTGGTGTCATGTGTGCAATCAATGACAGAACACTTTCCAGTGAAGTCGGCTTCAAGGGCATCTGTCGCAAGGTGCTTATTTTCTTGCTTGTAGGAATCGCCCACATTCTTGATGTAAACGTTATCGGCTCAGGCGGTGTTCTTCGCACTGCAGTCATCTTCTTCTACATCTCCAATGAAGGCGTTTCTCTTCTTGAAAATGCAGCACATCTTGGACTTCCGGTACCAGAAAAAATCAAGGTCGTATTAGAACAGCTTCACGACCGCTCAGAAAGCAAGGAGGAATAAAACATGGCTTACACAAACAGTTCATTGGTATCCTATACCAAACTTAGTCCGAACCACTCCGGACAGAGAACGCATTCCATTGACCGCATCACGCCTCACTGTGTTGTTGGTCAGTGCAGCGTTGAAACATTAGGTAATATTTTCTACCCTACTTCAAGACAGGCCAGCTGCCAGTATGGTATTGGCTCTGATGGTAGAATCGGTATGTATGTTGAAGAGAAGAACCGCTCTTGGTGTTCTTCCAGCAATGCAAACGACCAGAGAGCAATCACTATTGAATGCGCCAGCGACACCACTGAACCTTACGCCATGAACAGTAAGGTTTATGATGCTCTTATCAAACTTTGCGTTGATATCTGCAAGCGTAATGGTAAGAAGAAGCTTATCTGGCTTGGTGATAAGGATAAGACCCTTAACTACAATCCTAAGTCTGATGAGATGGTAATCACTGTACATAGATGGTTCGCCAACAAGTCCTGTCCGGGTAACTGGCTTTATGCTAGACTTGGCGACTTAGCAACAAAGGTTACTGCTCAGCTTGCCGGAACAACTACTACTCCTGAAACACCTACTGCAACTTTATATCGTGTACGTAAGACTTGGTCTGATAGCAAGAGTCAGAAAGGTGCCTTCAAGGTATTAAGCAATGCCAAGAAGTGTGCTGATGACAATGCTGGCTACAGCGTATTCGATGAAAAAGGAACTGTGGTTTATACCGGTAAGAATACTGCAGCAAAGAAGACTGTATTAGAACTTGCCAAAGAAGTTATCGCAGGCAAATGGGGTAACGGTCAGGATAGAAAGAACCGTCTTACCACTGCCGGTTATGACTACGCCACTGTACAGAACAAAGTTAATGAATTACTGAAGTAATTGGATGCCCATTGGAGTTTCGTGCTCTGATGGGCATTTTTTTATTTGTCTTTTATCCGCTCAAAATCACTTCTTATCTCCAGTGGGAAAGTGAAGGCATAGCTTTCAGATTGGAGGACATTATGAATCAAACTGAAAACAAGTCTGTTCTAAAAACCACAGACATTGCATCTCACTTAAAACTGGAGCCTACTCCGATTGCAGATATTCAATTACAGCGTGATTATGATTATTTCAGAGCACAGGAAGTCGCAAAATCGATGCTGGATTCTGGACTTATTTCCTTGTTGGAATTCAACAAATTAACACTCCTTAACCGCCAAACATTCTCTCCGCTATATGTAGAAATAATGCCGGAAATAACTTGATAAATACAGCTTTTAGAGTGATGTATATACACTGACGAAGGGAGGTGAACTACCGTGAAGAAGGTTACAAAAATCGATAAAGTACAGAATGTAACAAACAGAAAACAGAAGCTTCGCGTAGCTGCTTATTGTCGTGTTTCTACCAGCAATGATGCACAGCTTGAAAGTTTAGAAACGCAGAAAGCGCACTACGAAAGCTACATTACTTCTCGTGATGACTGGCAGTTCGCCGGTCTGTATTTTGATGAAGGTATCACAGGTACCAAGAAGGATAAACGTCCGGAGCTAATGCGCCTGATGCAGGATTGTGCAGCAAAGAAGATTGACTTTATTATCACCAAGTCCATCAGCCGATTTTCAAGAAATACAACCGACTGCTTGGAACTTGTAAGAAAGCTGCAGGAACTGGATGTTCCTATCTATTTTGAGAAAGAAAATATCAATACTGGCTCAATGGAAAGCGAGCTATTCCTTACAATCCTGAGTTCAATGGCTGAAGGTGAATCCACTTCTATTTCTGAAAACAGCAAGTGGTCAATCAAGAAGCGATTCCAGAATGGAACCTTCAAACTCAGTTACGCACCTTACGGATACCGCTGGGATGGACGTACACTTCGTATTGTTCCTGAACAGGCTGAAGTTGTAAAACGCATCTTCGCTGATGTTCTTTCCGGTAAAGGTACTGATGCTATTGCTAAAGAGCTTGATGATGAGGGTGTTCCAACAAAACGTGGTGGCAAATGGACATCAACCAGTGTTCGAGGCATTCTTGCTAACGAGAAATACACCGGCGATGTTATTTTCCAGAAAACCTACACTGATGATTCTTTCAACAGGCATACAAATAAGGGTGAGCTCGATATGTATTACGTTACCGACCATCATGAAGCAATTATCAGTAAAGAGGATTTTGAAGCAGCAGGACTTCTGATAACGCAACGAGCGGCTGAAAAAGGCATCAAGCGTGAAAGCCAAATATACCAACAGCGCTATGCATTCTCCGGAAAAATCATCTGCAATGAATGTGGTGATACCTTTAGAAGAAGAATGCACTCTAGCACCTACGGTAAATACGTAGCTTGGTGCTGCAATACCCATCTGGCAGATAAAGATAAGTGCTCCATGATGTTTCTCAGGGATGACGATTTGAAGGTAGCATTCGTTACCGTTCTTAACAAACTAATCTACAGCCACAAGCTAGTCTTGAAACCTTATGCTGCTGCGCTGCAGAACAATTCCGGCGATGAGAGCCTTATCAGAATCCAGCACTTAGAGCGCCTTTTGGAACAGAACACAGAACAGAGAGAAACCTTAACCAGACTCATGGCCCAAGGTTATATCGACCAAGTATTGTATAACAGTGAAACCAACGCCCTTCTTACGCAGGCTAACACCTACAGGGAGGACATTGAAGTTATCAATGCCACCATGAGCGGTGACAGCTCTAGGTTCTTTGAAGCAGAACGCCTACTCCACTTTGCGGAACGTGGTTCAATGCTGGAAGAATACAGCGAAGATTTATTTGAGAGATTTGTAGACCACATTCAGGTGTATTCCAGACATGAAGTCGGATTTGTCATGAAGTGTGGTCTTACTTTTAAGGAGATGATTTGATGGGACATACACCACTTGGCTATCGTATCGAGAATGGCATCGCAGTTATCGATGAAGAAGCTGCAGCTAAGGTACGACAGCTATACAAGAATTACCTTGGTGGTCTTTCACTTACGAATGCTGCCAAAGAAGCTGGAATCAATGCACTGCATGCCGGTTCCAAGCGAATTATGCAAAACAAGCATTATCTCGGTGATGACTTTTATCCAGCCATCATCGATAAGGATACCTTCATTGCCGCAGGTAGAGAAATCAGGCGCAGGTCAGCCAAACTTGGTCGCAACGACAGATTCAAAGAAATACCTGAGAAGAAGGCTCCGATACTCTTCCGCTTCGGCGATATCACAGAGTATTTTGACAATCCAGTAAAACAGGCTGAGTACTTATACAGCCTTATAGAAAGCGAGGTTATTTGA